AAGATACGATTTAAGCAGAATAATGACAAGAGCGCATTACATTTTCGGCCACACGTTCAATACCACATTCAGCTACTGCCTGACAAAAGCATGGACGGAAGCCAAAGAGGAAGCAAGAATAAGCGAGGAAAATGCAAGGCGTGCCGCTGAATATAAGGCAAAGTACGGAAACCGCGATTACAGGAACTACCGATCCTATTACAGTTCACGCATGGGACTCAATGACTGGAGATGCGACTACCGCAATGATGCCAAAGCAACAGTCATCCGCTCGTTCAATGCAAGATGATGGTTGTATATGACAGATTCATTTGCCAAACTCTATATAACCCCATCCCCTCCCGTAAGATTCGGGATAACAACCGGTTTAAGCCATTGAGGGGATCATCAATATGCTAGTCTTATTTTGTTTGTGTGTTAGTCACAATTCTTTATGTATCTAATTCTGAAAAGTTCCAGATGTTCCGGTCCGTGAGGATAGGAACACCACTCCACTCTGTCACAGGTGCGTACAATGGGCATGAATCATTATCTCTATATTCATTTGCCAGGTATGGAGGTTCGATACCTCACAGAGTGACCAAATATCAAATCTTAATTCATTATGGAAAATAAATATCAGATAACAGGCTACCAGCTTGTTTATGCCAATGGAGGAAGGGATACAGTAAAATTGCAGACCCCTGTCATTATAAGCGACATAGAGGGATACAGACGTAAGATACGTTCTGTTCACAACTGTATCAGTGTCAACCTCAGTTATATCGAACTGCCGTGAGATTTTACCGCAATGTACCAACTATAAATCCTGAATATCATGTTAAACGAGGAAGTATTGAAAATCGTCCTGAATGACAAGACATTCGGACAGAGAGAAGCTGCCACTATCGTGGGCGGACGAGGAAGGTTGTTCAGACTGGTAGGTTCTGGTGCCATACGTGCTGAAAAGAAACCTGCCAACAGGCAGAACGGAAGATGGTACTGCAACGCCTTTGATGTACTGAAACACGCCGCGCTCAAATAGATTATTTGACTTTCAAATAGTTATATAAAGTTAAGCCACTGATTTTTAAAGTTTTACAATTTTGCACCCAAAGTAAAAATAGTTAACTTTATATCACTATAAGGAACTAATAAACAATAAGTTATGAAAGTATTATATCTCATTTGGTTTGCTCTGGCAGCTATCGTACATGGTACAATAGACAATCTTGACACCGCATTTTGGGTATCAATATCCGCATTCGTGGTATTATCTCTCATACTTGCCGTGAGAATTGACAGAAAAAATAATCTTAAAAACATATATAATGATGAGAACAGACAATGAGTTGCAGCAGATGAGCCATGATGAGCTTATTGAACAGGTGAAAGGATTGCAGTTCCAACTTGCCGGTATGGAGCTGGCTGAGAAAGAGAACGCAAGGATGAGGGAGATTCTCTCCGCTATCGGCATTATTTATGAATCCTATAAGACGGAGCGTCATGGATGAGGAACTTGTACGGCTGGAAGCCGAACTTGAGAAAGTGAAAGGGTGCGGGTTGAAATATCTGCCTGAATACGGTTTCTCTTCAAAAGAGGAAATCATGCAGCTTATACAGGAGGATATAAACGAATTACGCTCGGAGATGGAATGCATTCAAAAGGATTACGCTACTGACGAACTTGAAGAAGAGCGCACAAGGTTGTGCATCCTTCAGGGAATACCAAGATATTGTTGAACTTTAAAATATTCAAGAGTGATGGAAGAAAACAATCAAGTTACAGAATTACAGATTATTCAGGCCAAACAAGCGGCCGAGTTTGCAATGACACCGGTAGGACAAACCGTGAAACAGTTTGAGGTCATGCAGCGCATGGCCAACATGTACACAACAAGCACAATTGTTCCGGATACATACAAGGGAAATGTGGGAAACTGCGTGATTGCGCTGGATATGGCCATGCGTATGGGGTGTAATCCGCTTATGTGTATGCAGAATCTTTATATCGTGCATGGCAACCCTGCTTTCAGCAGCAAGTTCCTGATTGCCACTATTAACGCAAGTGGCCGTTTCTCCCCACTCCGTTATGAGTTTAAGGGAGAAGAAGGTACGCCGGAGTACGGATGCCGCTGCATTGCTTATGAATCGTCCGACAAAGACCACAAGGAACCGCTTCATGGTGACTGGATCACCATGGGGATGGCTGAAAAGGAAGGCTGGACCAAGAAGAACGGTTCCAAATGGCAATCAATGCCAAGCCAGATGCTCCGTTATCGTGCAGCCGCTTTCTGGCAGCGTGTTTATTGCCCGGAAATCTCAATGGGGCTTATCACCAAAGAGGAGGCAGATGACATTCAGGATGCCGAATATGAGGAAATTATTGATAAATCAGCAAAAAGCAACAAACTTGCCGAAATCGCTGCAAAAGCCGCAGGAGTCAAAGATCAACCCCACCCGGAACAACCGACAGATCAAACTCAAGACTACGCGAATAATAAACCTACTCGAAAATCATTGTTATAATGGAAATACAACATTCTATAGAATGGTTCCGTAAGCGGCTCGGTAACTTCACCGGGTCGCAAATCGGACTCCTAATGAAGAAAGGGAAAAGTGATTATTTTTCCGATACCGCCAAAACTTATATTTATCAGGTTGCATCAGAGAGGGATATGAATCCTGAAATTATCAATGATGATGTCGAGTTTGAGAAATACCTGCATCAGGTCTGTGTCAACACCAAGGCGATGCAATGGGGTACTGATCAGGAAGAAAATGCCAGAGAGCTGTATGAACGTCTGACAGGAAGACATATAGTTGAGACAGGATCATGCAAACACCCTGCCATAGAACATTTCGCAAGCAGTCCTGACGGTTATTATTACGATGAAGAAACCGGTGAAAAAGGCTGTCTGGAAATCAAATGCCCGATTCAAAGCACTTTCATGAAGTATAAAAGTGAAATACACAACAATGCGTCGCTGCTTGATGTCAAGTTCGAGTATTTCTACCAGTGCATGGCCCATATGATGTGCACAGGTGCGCAATGGACTGATTTTGTTGTTTACAACCCTTTCCAGAGCAATCCTATCCATATAGTAAGGATATTGCCGGATGAAGCAGTGTTTGCAGAAATGGAGAAGCGCATCCGTGTGGCTGATGATATTGTCAAAGAACTGATTGATGTAGAATGATGAAACCGGATATTATAATCAAACAACTTGATAACGGATGTTTTGACGTCCAGATTGCCAATAAAAGTACAGACCAATTATCATTTGATGAAATGCTTGGGCTTGTTGCACAATTGACTGTACCTGAAAACAAGAGATGCCTGCAATGGCTTAAAACAAAAGAGCAACATGAAACTTTCAGAAATAGAAACTTAAAAACAATAGAACAATGAATACACAGATAGCAATCCAGGAAAGCGATCTTGAACTGATCGTTAGTGAAAAGACGTTAGGTAGTCTTACTACCAACGCAAAGCAAATCAGAGATATGGTAAAAGCCGCTTTGCCAATGTATGATATCTCCAATTATAACGATGAGAATATCGATCAGGCAAAGAAAGACAAGGCAGCTTTAAACAAGGCGGCGAAAGCCCTCAATGCCAAACGTCTTGAAATTGAGAAAGAATTCATGAAACCTTTCGGGGAGTTCAAGGACGTTGTAACCGAAACCGTGAAACTTATCGACGAGTGCTCTGCCAAGATTGACACGGTAGTCAAGCAAAACGAACAGCAATACAAGGATAGAAAGAAAGCCACTATCAAGACTTACTTTGATGGATTGAATGTCAACCTTGTAGACTTCAATAAGGTTTTCAAGTCTGAGTGGCTCAACAAATCCGCAAGCATGAAGTCTGTATGCAACGAAATTGATTCCATATTCTCCAAAGTCGAGAACGAACTTTCCACGCTGAAGGGGTTTGGTGAGGATTTCGATGTCCTTCGTACTTATTATATGGATACGCTCAATATCGCATCCACCATCCAGTATGCCAACCGTCTGAAGGAGCAGCGTGAGCGTGCCAAAGCAGCAGAAGAAGCGCGCATCAAGGCAGAGCAGGAAAAAAAGGCTGCTGAAGAAGCGCAGATGAAAGAGGAAGCGGAACGAGCCAAACAGAATTCAGTCAATCCATTTGCAAGAGCCAGTCAGCTGGTCACCAATGAACCACCTTCCTTTGTCGAGCAAACCAAAGCTCAGGAACCGGAGCTTCTGACGAGAGCTTTTACTGTTACCACAACTCGTGAAAATATAATCGCTCTTGGTGACTTCATGAATGATAATAATATTGATTTCGACAAGATTGAACTTGCAGATACCCTATGCAATACAGATTTGAATTCCATTGTCAGAATGCTTGAATATAGTGCAAATCTGATAGACAAAACCTCTACCAAACCTTGCGAAGCAGATAAGGCAAGGCAATTCAGAAACATGATAAAGAAAATTCAAAAGAAAATAGAACAATGAAAATTACAATCAGCAAAACAACCGAGTTTGAAGCGGTCTACCTGAAAGTGGATGCAGGTGTACGCTATTGGGAAGACGCAGAAGTAAACGGAGTTAGTGATTCTGAAAATCCGCCAACTATTCCTTGTGCTGAATTTATCCATGCCGATAATGAATACCGCTGGCGACCTATTATCGACATCGACAATGGAGTTATCACTAATTGGGAAAAAGGTTTTACCGCACAAGTTCACTATAAGGTATGCGATGATGGCATTTATACAGTTACTGATAAAGATGGCAACATCATTGTTGAGCATGAGGGTTACGTTCCATCCATCATGTGCCCGGAAGATGAAGGATATGGCGACTACATCATTATGAATATTGACGAAAATGGATTTATTCAAGGATGGGAAAAAGAATTGATTAGTAGAATTATAAAAAAGTATGAGGATTAAATGAAAGCATTATTTAAAATGGACTTCGATTGCGGAAGAATGGGCAATCTTGAAGGAGTATTTATTGCAGACACAGAAGATGTCGAATA